CAGGTATCTAAACATATTACTAGTAATATATTAGGAGATTAACACTATGTCTACTACAAAGTCAAAACTAGAACAAGTTCTAGAGTATCTAGTTAACAACGAGTCAGATAAAGCTCAAGAGCTTTTACATGACGTGATTGTTGAAAAAGCTAGAAAAATACATGAAGAGTTGATCGAAAACCAAACTGACGAAATCGAAGAAGATTTAACTACTGAAAACACTGAAGAAGCAGTTGATGAAGCAGAAAAATCAGATGAAGATGCTGTTGAAGAAGCAACAGATTCAGATGAGGATGCTGTAGAAGAAGCAAAAGATTCAGATGAAGAAGCAGTTGAAGAAGCAACTGATGAGTCAGGTGATGAAACCGTTGAAGAAAAAGTTGGCGGTTCAGGCGATCAAGAAGAAGATTTAACAACTGCTGTCAAAGATGAAGCAGACGCTCATGCTGAAGAAATTGAGCATGAAGAAACTAACGAAGATGATGGTGATGAAGATGGCGAAGCCGATGACCATGATCATGAGGAAGTTGAAGACAGAGTTGACGATCTAGAAGACGCTTTAGAAGATCTTAAAGCTGAATTTGAAAAAATGATGGGCGACGAAGACAAAGACGAAGACGGTGATGACAACGAAGAAGCCGCTGACGACCTAGAAGGCGAAATGCCATCTATGGAAATGCCAGCAGAAGAAACAGTTGAAATCGCAGACGAAGTTGCAGTTGAAGGCGCTGAAGAATCAAAAGAAGGTTCAGAAGATTTAGACGAAGCAACTGAAATGAAAGCTGTTGCAACTCCAAAAGGTGGAGACAACGGTTCGAATGCAAGTTCACCAGTAGCAAGTAACGGTGGTGCTAAAAGAATCGACGGCGCAGATCCAGTAAAAATGGGTGATGCAAAAGCGGAATCAGGTAGCAAGGCTCCAGCAGTTAAGGACAATCCAGACAGTCCAAAACAAGACGGCGCTAAACTATCACCTGCACCAAAGGCGAAAGCATAATTGGTAATTTATAAGGAGATCGTCAGATGATTAAACCACTATTAGAAAGTCTTACTTTTGATCAAGCCGGAATGCAAGTATTACATGAAGGCGAAGGTGAAAAGAAAAACTTGTTTATGAAAGGTGTATTCATCCAAGGCGGAGTAAAGAATCAAAATTCACGTGTTTATCCACTTGAAGAAATCGAAAAAGCGGTGACTTCAGTGGACGAACGCTTGAAAGGTGGTTATTCTGTGTTAGGTGAAGCAGATCACCCTGAAGAATTAACAGTGAATTTAGATCGTGTATCACACATGATCGAATCAATGTGGATGGACGGTCCAAACGGAATTGGTAAACTTAAAATTTTACCAACCCCAATGGGAAACATTGTAAAAACCCTTTTGGAAAGTGGAGCAAAATTGGGTGTGTCATCAAGAGGTACTGGTAACGTAAACGAATCAGGCAAAGTGTCTGAATTTGAAATAGTTACTGTGGACATTGTTGCACAACCGTCGGCCCCGGATGCTTATCCAAAAGCAATATATGAAGGTTTGATGAACATGAAAGGTGGCAGACGTTTATACGGCATAGGCGCCGACGCCATTTATGATCGCAAAGCAGAAGGATATCTTAGAGATGAGATATTCAAATTAATAAAAGAGTTGAAGTTATAAGGAGAACTACTCATGGCAGATATTTTTAACGGAATACTTGAGTCAGATGCAATTTCAGAAGACTTGAAAACTCAGATTCAAGAAACGTGGAAATCTAAGTTAGATGAAGCCAGAGAAGAGATCACTGCTGAACTTCGCGATGAATTTGCCCAACGTTATGAAAATGACAAGGGTCAGATTGTTGAAGCTATGGACACAATGTTAACTGACAGAATTACAGCTGAAATAGAAGAGCTTAAGGCTGACAGAGCGGCATTGGCTGAGCAAACAGTTGCTTACAAAACTAATATTGAAAAACATGTTGGTTTAGTAGACAAATTTGTTGCTGAGCAATTAGCTAAAGAAGTAAAAGAACTACACGCTGATAGAACAGACTTAAAAAACAATTTTGCAAAATTGGAAAACTTTGTTGTTAAACAATTAGCAAAAGAGTTAACTGAATTTGAAAACGACAAAAAAGCAGTTGTAGAACAAAAAGTTAAATTAGTAGCAGAAGGCAAGAAAATGATTGCTGAAGCTAAACAACGTTTTGTTTCTAAAGCGGCACAAGTTGTTGAAAAAACAGTTGAAACAAGTTTGAGAAGCGAATTATCACAACTTAAAGATGATATCAAAGTTGCTAAAGAAAACAACTTTGGTAGAAAAGTTTTTGAGGCATTCGCAGGCGAGTATATGTCTTCTCATCTAGCCGAAGGTACAGAGGTTAGAAAACTTCAAAAAGAATTAGAAACTGTTACAGTGAATACTGCTGACACAGAATCTAAATTAAAAGAAAAAGACGCAGAAATCGAAGCAGTTCAAATGAAGTTGAGAATTGCTGAAGATAAGAATGTACGTGAAAAAGCTCTTACAGAGCTAACTGCAAACTTGTCTAAAGACAAGCGTCGAGTAATGAATGAATTGCTTGAATCTGTACAAACAAGCGATTTAAAAAAACAGTTTAACAAATACTTACCAGCAGTTTTAAATGAATCAGCTCCAGCTGAATCAAACAAAACTATTGTTACTGAATCAGTAACAGAGGTAACTGGTAATAGGGAAGCACCTGCAGAAACTAGTTCTAGCAATGGTGACATTGTTGAACTTAAAAAACTAGCAGGTCTAGGAGTTAAGTAAAATGACTGATAATGTAATCACAGAAAAATGGACAGAAACTAAAAGTGCATTGATGGAAGGCTTAGAAGGTAACAAAGCTAAATCAATGGACGCTGTTCTTGAGAATACAAAGAAATACTTGGCTGAGGCGGCGACAACTGGTGCCACAGGTGCTGGTAACGTAGCGGCTTTAAACAAAGTAATTCTTCCAATAATTAGACGTGTGATGCCAACTGTTATCGCTAACGAAATCGTTGGTGTACAACCAATGACTGGTCCAGTAGGTCAGATTCACACATTAAGAGTTAGATACTCAGACGCAAAAGACGGTGTAACAGCAGGTGCTGAAGCACTTTCACCTTTTGAAATCGCGAGATCATACTCAGCTAACCCAGGTTCGGGTACAGCATCACCTGTAGCGGGTGCATCAACTTCATCTTTAGAGGGTGAAGCTGGTAACAAAATGTCAATTCAAATTTTAAAACAAACTGTAGAAGCTAAAACAAGAAAGCTATCTGCACGTTGGACTTTTGAAGCGGCACAAGACGCATCAGCAATGCATGGCTTAGATGTAGAAGCAGAAGTAATGGCGGCATTAGCACAAGAAATTACTGCTGAGATCGATCAAGAAATTCTTGGTTCACTTACATCTTTAGCACCATCAGGTACAGCGTTTAATCAATCAAACGCAACTGGTACACCAACATTTGTTGGGGATGAACATGCGGCATTGGCTGTAGCAATTAATAGAGAAGCAAATTTAATCGCTCAAAGAACTAGAAGAGGCGCGGCTAACTGGGCTGTAGTTTCTCCACAGGCTTTGACTGTATTACAATCTGCGTCAACATCAGCGTTCGCAAGAACAACTGAAGGTACTTTCGAAGCACCTACTAACACAAAATTTGTTGGTACATTAAACGGCGCAATGAGAGTATATGTAAACTCATACTTGGTAGATGATTCTCCAGTATTGATTGGTTACAAAGGTGCTGGTGAAGTAGACGCGGCGGCATTCTATTGCCCATACATCCCATTAATGTCATCAGGCGTTATTGTGGATCCGTCAACTTTTGAGCCAGTAGTGAGCTTTATGACAAGATACGGTTATGTAGAGTTAACAAACACTGCATCATCACTTGGTAATTCAGCAGACTACCTATCAAAAATTGCTATGTCAAACGTAACGTTTATCTAATAACGTTTTTATACATAGAACACATAGAAACCCCG